CCAAGGCGACCAGACATGAGTTTGCCAAAGCGCGAGAGGTAAGCGCCCACCGGCATCTTGGCCGAAGCCGCGCCAAGCTGGGTGACTTGCAAAGCCAAGGTCGAGATGCGCCCGAAAAGCGCGATGACGGCAAAGTTGCCGGTCATCCGGTTGATCCACTGGTTGATGGCCAAATGGTTCGCCGCGTCCTTGTTGCCGCCCTGCTGGAAGTATTGCAGCCAGTTGTTCATCACCGTCGCGGCCTGCTCACCGGCCTTGCCCTTGACCACGTTGCGGGTGTCGCGGTGGCCCAAGAGCGCGGAGACTTCGCCGTTGAACTCGGCGTAGGCTTTCCAGTGCGCCATCTGGAGCATGTGGCCGAAGTAGGTCTGCACCGCATCGCGGAAGACCGGCTGGGCGATGGCCCCGCCGCGGGAACGGAGGGCGCTGGGCGAGTTGGCCCCAGCGGCAAAGACGCCGCCGGTCACCGGATCGATGCCCGCCTGCGCGGGTGCGCGGATGCTCTCGACGACGAGCGGCGAGTAGAACTGGTTTTTCGGGAGATTGAGTCCGTAGACCTTGCGGTAGACTTTGTTGATGGCCTCGTATTCCGCGTCGTATTTGTCGAGGAGGTATTGCCGGATGGCCTTGGCCTCACCGCGCAGGAGCTTCTCGGCTTTGTTGACGAAGTCTTGGTTGTAGTGCCACTTGCCCGCGGGTTGGCCGTCGCTGTCGAGGAATCCCTCCATGTGCTGGCGACCCTTCGGCTGCATCCACATCATGCTGATGGCGATGAGTTGGTTCTGGCTGTAGGAGACTCCGTCGATCTCCTCGTCCATCCGCGAGAGTTCAAAAAGCAACTGCTGCCCCTGCATCTCGCCGCCGCCCAGTTCGGAAAGGAATGCGGCCCACTCGTCGGAAAGCGCGGCAATGTCGTCGCTCTTGGCATTGTCGGCCTTGCGTTGCCGGTCGCTGATCTGGCGGGCGATCTTGCTGTCGTTGCCAAAAACGTAGCGCAGGACTTGGTCAAAGTTGAGGAGGTTGAGCATGGCGCTCTCCCACTTCGATGGCAGGCTATTCTCGCGCTTTAGAGCGTCTTGGCGGGCCTTGTCGTCCTCTGCGGATACTCCGGCGTCTTTGGACAAATCGGTGCGGTCGTAGCCCCGCTTGGTGCGCTGGGCGATGATGCGCTGCTGCTCGCCCTTGTAGGCGCGGTTGAGGACGTCCTTGCCCATCGTGACCGCGGCTGCGCGTTGGCTGCTGTCGGCGTTGGCCCAGTCGGCAAAGAGCGGCACCATCTGCGCGGCCATCATGGCGTGCGTTTCCTCGTAGGGGTTGAGTTCGCCGGATTCGATCCGCGCCCACTGGCCGTCGGCCCATGCCTGCGCCTCTTCGGCGCTCCACTCGGTGGCCTCCTTGAGTTTGTCGAACAGATCGTGGACGTCCGCGCCCAGCTTGCCCTTGGGCTTCTCCCCTGCCCCGCTGCGCTGCGGCTTGGCCCGCTTGAAGAGTTCGACCGCGGCGGTGTTGTATTCGTCGCGCAGGAACTTCTCCAGCGCCTCGTTGATCCGGTTGATGCGTTGGATAAAGACGTCGGCAATGGCGCGGTCGGCGCGGGTCGGGTCGAGGTTGCGCTCGGCGCGGTAACCGGCGGGCAGTTCGGTTTTCTTTTGCGCCTCGCCAATGTTCAAACCCTCGCGCATCCACGCGGAAATGATGGCACCAGACATACCGCGGACTTCGCTGACCTTCTGGTCGCCCTTGAAGACGTCCATCGGATCGACCTTGGCCAGTTGCGTGTAGCCGCCGATCTTGCTGCGGACTTCCGGCGGCAGCACCGAAATAATGCCGTCGAGTTCGCCCAAGGCTTGCAAGATTTGCGTGCGGCGCATCTGCGCGAGGTCGCCGTCCTGCATACCGGCGAGCATCTCGCGGTTGTCGGCCATGACGCGGAGGAACTTCTCCTGCGCCTTCTCGTAGATTTTGACGCGCTCCAGAGGGTCGCGGTCGAGCCGGTTCAACGCCGCGCCGACGCGGTCGATTTCGGACTGGGTGGAGATGGAGTAGGATGCCGCCAGATCGACCATGCTAATCATGGGTGGGCCGGTGGTCGCGTCGCGTGTCTTGTCTCGGTAGTCGTAAGGGAAATAGTCGGGTGCTTCTTTTTCGGAAAACAGCTTGAAGCGAACTCTGGCCGCGGCGGGACTGACTTGGTCGCTGCGAATCTCGGTCAGCCCGCGGGACTGGGCGAACTTGGCAATTTCACGATACAACGCTTCCCCAAAACCTTTGTTGCGAAACTCCACATACACTTCGGTTTCATTGACGTATAAAGTGTTTTCGTAATCCGGCGAAATTCTTACAGTGGCGCGGCCAGCTTGTTTGCCCTTGCCGTTTTCAATACTGACAAGGAAGGTGTCTTCGGAAAGTTTGCCCGTTAGCGCCTCCATCCTCGGTTGCACTTCGGCTTTATGTTTCGGGAGTCGTCCCTTGCGCTCGTCGAGAACGTCTTGCGTAATAACTGGGTCGGGTTGCTCGGTGAGATACAGATCGGTTTTTCCGGTTTCGTTGGTGTAGTTGCGATACTCGTCCAAATCGCGCTGGATTTGCCGCACGCTTTTGTAGGCCGCGTAAGCGACTTCTTTGTCGGCATACCACTCGCCTACAGGCGCGGTTGCTTGCTGCTCGCGGACAATGGCCTGCTGCTCGCGGTAGTAGTCTTGCGCCCGCTTGAGATCGAAGAGGCCGTCTTCTCCGACATAATTGGCGCGGATGGCAACGCGGGCTTGGCGCTCTCGCTGCTTGCCGCTTAATTCTTCGACGTTTTTCTCTGCTTCCGCTTCGGCCTGCTGGACAAGCGGATTGTCGCTGGATGCGATGGAGTAGTTGATATTCGGCGTCGTTGCATCAAAACGCTGCGAGAGCGGGATGACGTTGCCTTGGGAGTCGTAGGTGACTGGGTCGGCCAGTTTGACATGGTTGGCACTTGTAGCGACGTAGACTTCGTGACCGGCGCGGCCCCACGCTTCGCTTTCTACAATGCCGGTTTTGCCGGTGATTTCGTAAATGGCATCGTAAGTAATTTCGGGATCAGCGCCTCCGTTGACAAAACCGGCAATGGTATCGACGTCGGATTCGGATGATTCAGTAAGTATGCGAGCCGTCTCTTCAATCGCGCTGGTCAGACCATCAACGGAGATATCGGCGTAGTTCCACAGCGGGCTATTGTAATCGTCGCTCTGTTCACTGCGTTGGTGAACAATCCGCAAAATGCGCCGCCATGTTGCCTCGGAGATAGTTTGCTTTTTTCCGTCGATAGGTTTGCCGGAACGAAGATAAACGCGGAGCAAGCGGCCTCCATGCCTTTCGGCGTATCCAGCGGCAAGATCCCTGTCGTTGCTAAAATAAAATCCTTTGCCCTCCGTGTTGCCCTGTGCGCCGATGAATCTCCAATCGAATACGTCAAAGCCGTCAGCGCCTCCATGCCAGACCGGCCCAATGTCAAAGCCTGCTCTACGCGCCGCCTCATCCACCATTCGCTGCGCCGTCTCCATGTCGCCGCGCTCGACTGCTGCGAGGTAGTCGGCGTCTTGTTGGGGGGTGATGGCGATGGAGTAGTTTTGACGAGCGGCAACTGAAACCTCCGCGGGGTCAACGGCAATCGCGCCGTTTCCAAAATCGACGTAGAGCAAATTCTCCACAGAATCGTAATCGTCAACGTAGCCAATGGCCCCGCGCTTGACCGAAGCGTCCTCATCCGCAAGCGGACTGTCTTCGATGGCGCGTTTCGCTTTTACATATTGGCCGACAAGACTGATCGAATAATTTTCAACCGCCCGCGCCGTCGCTGCCGCTTCGTAGCCGTAGATCGGGCGACCGGTCAAAATACGGCGCTCGACCATGTCGAATAGATCAGACGGCGTGGTGATCTGGTTGAATCCCATCGTCTGCAAGTCTTTGATCAGCGCGTCGAGGTCGGGCGCGTTTTTGCGGAACAAGTTGAAGACGCCTTTGACGCCAATGGCATTGCCGCCCTTGGATGCTTCGCGGATACGTTGCAACTCACCGGAGTATTGGTAGACCTTGCTGCTGGTTTTGGCTGGCAAACCGCCCGCCTCGCGCACGGCGTCGAGAATATCAATGCCGCCCTCGCCCGCGGCCTCCGCGGCATCACGCTCCATCTCGGCTTGCAGTTCCTGCTCCAAGGCGAATCGCTCGTCGTCGGTTAATCCGTCGGCACCGCGTCCATCCGGCGCAACCTCCTGCGCGGTCTTTTCGCGGGAGCGGTCTACGATGGTTTGGTCGGCCAGTCCGACGGACTCGGCAAGGAATTGCTCGTAGTCCTGCCCCAGCGTCCCGTCGGCAAATCCCTTGCGGAGCGCCAAGCCGCGGGCCATGACCTCCTTGAGAACTTGGACGAGGCGCTTGAGGTAATCGACAAAGCTGGCCGGTAGCTGGGACTCGGCGTTCTGGTCGATACGCTGGCTGACGTAGGCTTCGGCCACAATGGCGAGCGATTCGATGATGTCGTCAAAGTTGTCCTTGGCGTAGGTTTCTCCGGTGATGGCCTCGGTGGCGGTGAGCCAGTCGCGCAGTTGCTGCTCGTTGACGCTGCCTTGGGCGACGGCCCGCCGGACGAAAACGTGGTTGATCTCCTCCAAGGCGTCCTTCGGGCGCGAGGATTCGTTGAGCGCGATGACGCCGCGGAAGACGCCCTCGGCCACGGTTTCGATGCTGGCGGTGCCAAGGATCGTAAGCGTGCTGTAGTCTTGCCCCGCGGTGCGCGGGTCTTGGGCGATGCGGCGGTGCAGGGTTTCGATGCCTGCGGTGTCGCCCAGTCCTTGCAGGCGCTCCAGTTCCTGCTGGGCGGTGCGGGAGCCTTCCAACCGGACGACGTTGTTGGGGTCTTGTTGCGTCCACCAGTCGATCAGTTCCTTCGTGGCGATGCGGTCGGCGCTGAATTGCGCCGCGGTCGATTTCATCACCGCCATGCGGTAGGCATCCTCTGCGGCCTCTTGGCTGGTGGTGCGGTAACGCTCGACGCCCTTCTCGTCGCGCACGATGTAGGTCATGCGACCGGCGGTGTCCTTTTGCGTCTCCATCGTGGGCATGGCGGCGTCTTCTTGGTTGGTCGCTGCGGCGCGAGACTGCTCGGCTATGCGATCCTTGGCTGCTTGCACGCGCTCCGGTGGCATCTGCTTGAGCGTCTCGACGTAGCGGTTGCGGCGCTCTTCCGGCGTGGTGCCGTCTTCGATGTATCGGCGCTCCTGCTCGTTGATGCCGGTCGGATCGTACATCATCTTCTGGCGGCGCTCGGCGCTGGCAAAGCGTTCGCCGTCGGCAAACGTCTCGACCATGTGACCGCCGATGACCGGCATGAGGGTCGCGGCCAAGACCTCCAAACGACTGTCTTTCCACTGGGTCAGCGTCTCTTCCCAGTTGACGTCGGGGAACTCGTCGCTCAAAGCGGCGGCGACGTCTTTGACCAGAGGTGTGGTCAGATCCTGTGTTCCCTCGGTGATGCTCTCGCCCACCACCTTGCCGAAAAAGCTGACCGCGCCTTGCGTGGTGCGGGCAAACCGCGCCGGATTGACCAGCTTCTGGATCGTCTCCCGATACCACTTGTAGCGACCGAAAACGAGCTTGGCACCGAAGACCTCCGCGGCGGTCTGGAGCGGGGCGCTAACCGCGGCCAAGGTGCGTGATTGCGAGGGCGTGAAGCCCTCCAGACGGAGTTGGTTGTATTCGTCGGCGTAGATGGCCGCGCCGGTCAAAACGGGGCCAACAACGGGGATTGCGGCGACTCCGGTGAAGGCCAGCGATTGTGGCCCCAAGAGGGCAATATCCTGCGCGAACTTGAGCGGGCCGGTGGCGTTGCTCTTGATCGGGTCAAAGCGGTTGTCGGCCAAGTCGCGCAGTTCGCGGACGACGTTGAAGCGTTGCAGTTCGCGCTCGGCCTGCTGGAGCAGGGTTGCGCGGTCGTCGGTGCTGACCTCCTCAAAGTCCTGCGGGCTGAAAGCGGTGCCGGTGGCGCGGGTCAGTTGGCCGGTGTTTTTGTTGCGGAAAAGCGGGCCTTCGCCTTGCAGGAGAGCAACCTTGGCCTCGGCGTCGGTTTCCTGCGCGACCAGAGCGGTGGTGCGGACCATGTTGAGCGAGCGCGGCCACGCCTCCGCGGCCATTTCCCAGAAGCCCTTGTCGTCCATTCCTTGGCGCTTTGCGGCCATGAAGATGGCGGCGTAGCCACGGTCGCGCACTTCCTTGGGCAGTTCGCCCAGCCCGTCAATGATAGCGTTGAGGTCTTCGACCGTCTTGACGTCATCCTCCGGCGCTCCCTCGACCTTGCGTCCGGTGACGTTGATGATATTGGCGTAGAGCCGCTGCAAGACGTCGCCGTGGTCGCGCAGCATCTGCTCGTTTTCGACGTAGTATTGTTCCGCGGCCTTGAGCGTGTTGGCCTCCCAGTTGTCCGGCAAAGCGTCGAGGATCTCGGCGTTCTCCTCTTTCCACTTGGTCATCAAGGTCGGGATGTCTACCGGCGTGCCTTTGTTGACTTGGTCGAAAAGAGAAAGGGCAACGTCTCCGGCGATGAGATCGTAGGCTTGCTCGGCCTGCTTGCGGGACTGGATCGACCCCCCGATCATCTTGTAGGCTTCGCTCTCGCTGGTCGGCTTTTTGCCGAAGGCTTGGCTGAACCATTGGTCGCGGTAGCTTTCGTAATAGTCAGCCTGCTCGCTGGCCGTCTGGCCAAATTGGTCGGCAATGAACTTGCGGTTGGCCGCTCCGAATTTGACGTCCTGCTCGACTTGGTCGCCGCCCCGCTCGTCCCACCATGCGTCGAGGTCGGTGTAGATGAGGTCGTGTTCTTTTTCGGTCGTTATCTGACCCTCGCCAATCTTGCGGCTGGCCCAGTTCTCCAGTTGGGTGGCAAGGATGTCGCGCTCCATGCCTTCGGTCGTGTCGATCCGGTTGTAGAAGTCGGTCGCCGTGGCGTCGTCGATAGCCATGTCAAAGCCCTGCATAGCCGCGCTTCGACCGCGGGGTGGAACTCCGCGGCTGCGCTGTTGTGCTTCGTCGAGGATGGTGGCCATTACGCCGGTTCAAATTTGCCGTGGAGGATTTCGTAGACCGCACCGTCCGGCGTGCGGAAGCGGGCCTTGTCGCCGTGCTTGGTGGAGCTTGACCCCAGCCAGACGGCACCATTGGTCAGCGTGAGAACGCCCCTGCCGCCAAAAGCAAAATCCCAACCGCGGTGCGCTCCGTAGCTGCGGGACGCGCCAAAACGCCCGCCATCCACCGTCTTGCCGCTGGAAAGCGGCTCGCCGTTGACCAGCACATAAGAGTCGAGCGTGTTGCGATCCCAGAAACCGCGGTCGGAGCGTTTAATGTCAAAATGAGCGCCGGTCGAGGTGGGGCCAATGTTGCCTTCGATGTAGCGCCCGTCGGCGCTGGCCTGCGGCTGGCTGCGGATGTCCCGCGCCTTGCGCTGCACTTCCCGCGGGTCGGGCGTTGTCATCTTTGGCGGGCGCAAAGTTTCGCGACCCATTGCTTTGTCGATCTCGTAATTCTTTTGCCGGATGCGATTAATTTCCTTGTAGGAATCTTCGTCGGTCGCGTCGGGGTTGCGCTTGGCCCAGCGGTTGAACTCACTTATCTCGCGGCTGTATTGCTGCATGGCCGCATCGCGCTTGGCTTTCTCGGCTTCGTTGGTCGGCAGCTTGGTGTCCTTGTCCTCCTTCCATTTTCCGTAAGCACCGCCTGCAAAATCTTTTTGGGCTTGCGATTGGATAAGGGCGATGGCGGTGGCCTCGACCGGCTTGTTGTTGCGGATCTTTTCGTTGAGTTGGTCGAGGTAGTCGCGCTGGTAGCCCTCTGGCAACTCCTTAATTTCCTTTCGCACGGCGATGGCTTGATCACCGTATACGTCCTCCTGCGGGTCGTAGGACTGGATCATGTTGTGGATGGCCGGTGCCATTTTGAGGCGGCGGGCCTGTTGCTCCGGCGTTGCCTCAAGCACACCGTAAAGAGTGCTTAAATCCTCCGCTCCCAAAATACCTTTGAGTTCATCGATCTGTTCGCGGCTGCTAATTGTCCCGTCGTGAATTTGGGTAACGGCATCGCGAACGTAGGACGCTTCTTGCGTCTTGAGCGATCCGTAAGCCATGTTGAGCGCCTTGGCCCGCTCGCTCGGCGTCTTGAGGTTGCCAAACAATTTGCTGTCGGTGCCGTTGAAAACAGACTGCTCCAAGTCGCGCACGCTTTCGCGGGGGTTGGTCTGGATAAGCGCGGAGGTCGTTTCCCATTTTTGTTCGCGCTCGATCTTGATCATACCCGCCTCGGCGTCCTCTGGCGTCCAAAAGCCCGCGGTAGCCCCGCGCTTGTATCCGGCCATCGCGTCCTCGTAGCGGCCTTCACCCATAGCGCGGTCAATGTAGTTGGTGATCTCTTGCTTGCCGCGCTGGACGATAGCCTTGTTGGCGCTGGTAAACACTTGCGCCTTGATCCCGTTCTCGGTGTTGGCCAGCCAAGTGTCGCGCCGGTTGAGTCCGTCGCGGGTGGTCATCTTGAGGGACGACACTTGGTCGCGCAGCTTGGGCGCGTAGTTGTTTTCCCAAATCGCGTTCCACTCGCTCTCCGGCTTGGTGGCAACCTCGACGTCGAACTTGGAAACCATGTCCGTTTTGATCCGGTCGGCGGCGGCAAGGTTGGCCTCGTCGCTGGCGCGGGCCATTGACAGCGAAAAGTCGCCCAGCACATTGGCCGCTTGCTGACCGGCGTTGCCAAGGTTCTCGTAGGCGCGACCCACGGCCATGTAGCTGGCGTCGTCGATCATGCCCATCAGTTCGACGTCGGGCGTGCGGATGGCACCTACCGGCAGCGGCACGGCGGTCGATCCGGTCGCGGGAGCGTTGGGGATTTGGACGAGCGGGATGTTGGCCATGATCAGCGTCCCTTCCAGTTGTATTGCGACCCGATGCTGCCCGCCTGCGTGACGCCGGAAATGAGCGATCCATACGAATTGACACGCAGGGCGTTGGCCGTGTTCTGGCCTTCCAAAAGGATTGGGCGGGCGCGGAAGGCGGCAGTGGCCGCGTTGTAGTCGGCGGCGGCTTTATCGACCAAAGAGTATCCGGCCTGCCACTTTTCGACCTCGGCTTTGCGGTAGAAGGCGCTGCGCTCAAGGTTGGCCTTATACATCTCGTCGGACACGGCCAGTTCCATGAGGCCCGCGCTTTCGGCCATAACGGCCAAGGGCGAGCCTTCGCTGGTCACGCCCGCCTTGCCGAAGCGGGCGCGTTGTGCGCCCAAGAGTTTCTCGTTTTCGGCCCGCATGCGGCGGGCGCGTTCGCGGGCCTCTTGCTCCACGCGCAGACCCTCGTTCTCCATCATCTTGGCGTTCTGCATGCCCGCGGCGTATTGCTGCTCGGCAGCAATCTTCTGCATCTGCGACTGCATCTGCATTTGTTGCAGTTGCACTTGGTAGTTGTAGTTGGCCAGACGCTGCGCGGACGCGGCCTGCTGCTGCTGTCCGTAGTAAGACATCCCTGCGCTGGCAAGGCTTCCAGCGATGGCCACACCGGCCAAGACAGTTGCGGTTGCGCCAGCCATATCAGTTCAAAATTTTGACGAGGTGGGTGACGTCCTCGTCGGTCTTGGTGAACCCGTTCTTCTGGTGGAACTTGACCAGAGAATCCTGCCTGCATGTCGTCATCATGGCGTGGTAGCCGGTGGCCTTGGCCTCGCCGGTTAGAAACGAATCCAAGTGGCGCAGGGCTTTGACGGCGCGTCCCGCGTTGGCTTCGGGGTTGCTGACCATGTATTCCAGCCAGCAGACCGGCGACGAATTGTCCATGTAGAGCCATGCCGCCGCGGTGTCCTCGGTCTTCTCGCCCTCGGCCCAGTAGGCAATGACACCCAGCTTGGGCAAAAAGGTTTGCGGCACCGGATTCCACCCGTGGCCCGTCCACCACGCGCAGACCATGTCATAGTCCTTGGACGGATCGAACATGCGGAGTTGGACGGCGGCGTTGCTCATGGGTTTAGTCAAATCACACTAATGTCAATCCCCGAAGGCGTCGAGCTTTGCGACAAGGGCGCGGACGGTCAGTGGGTAGGGCAGGGTTTGCCGGAGGTAGAGGTCAGCGTCCTCGGAGTAGTTGCCTGCCAAGACGACCTCGGTTTCGCCGGAGAAGGGCGGCGGGCTGGCGTCCATCGGGTCGTCGAAGTCGCGGGGATACATCCAGAGCCATTCGCTGCCGTCGGTGCTGGCCTGCCCGCCCAAGGACTTGAAAAGCGACACTTCCACGCGGTTGAGGCGCTTTTTGCGTCCGCGGGTCGGCCCGTCCTGCATGTCGTAGTCGAGCTTCATCGGCTGGAGCAGGCTGGTAAAGGGCAGTCCCACCAGCACCTTGCTGGCCGCTTTGTCCAAGGTGATCTCGCCGGAGACGACCGTCTTGCTCGGCTGGACGGCCCCGTCGGCCAAGATGCCCACCGTCTTGCCCTCCAAATAGGACAATCCGGTGATGACTTGGGCCGGTGTCCCGTCGTAGCGGGCCGCGCAGTCCAGATACCACCAGTTCTCCTTGTCCTCGGCATCAAACTGGGCGCGGAAATCGGGCTTGAAGCGTTCGATGTAGCGTTTGGTCTGGCCGTTGATGGTGCGCCGCACGGCAAACCAGACCTCGTCGTCGTCGCTGCCCAGCCCGTAGACGGTGGCCGCGCTTTCAAAGGCTCCGTCGGTGATGTGGCGGTGCCATGCGACGACCTCTTGGTCGCGCTCGTAAGACATGCCGATCAGTTGCCCGTCGCCGCGCACGGCCCACAGGACGGCGTCGGGCTGCTGTTGGAAGGCCAGTTCGACCAGTTCGCCTTGGGTGACATGCTCGGCCAAGACGGTCAGATCCGGCGCGACCCAGCCATCCTGTTCAAATTTGTAGACCAGTTCGCGCACCTTGCGTCCGCGGCGCTGGACAAAGAGCAAGACGTCGTTGAGCAGGACGGCCCGCATATACTTTGATCCGTAGCTGGCCTGCCGACGGGCGCTGATGTTGGTTGAGGAAAAGGGTTCGCTGTCGGTGGCCCCGCCCACTGTCCACTCGTCGCCGGAAGTGCCGACGATCAACTGCTTCTGCGAGAAGAGCCAGTTGATGCGGTTGCCCTCGTTGCTGGCGATAGTGAAAGAAAGTCCGTCGTCTTCCTTGGTTCCCAACTGGAAATTTTCAAAGTCGTCCACCTTGCTGCACCAGACGGTGTTGGGCTGGTGGCTGGTGCCGCCAAAGCACAGGCGCTGTTCGTGGAAGGTGACGGTGCGTGGGTAACCGCGCAGGGCGCTAAACGCGGCCTCGCTCCACTGGGTGGTTGCGGTGATGACCGATCCCAGCCACTTGTTGACGGTGGCTCCGGCGCTGGTGCCGCTGGCCACGCTGTTGAGGGTGAAGGTGCCGCCAGAGTTGAAGTCGGTGGATTCCAAAAAGACGCGGGCGTTGGTGTTGCTGGCGTAGTTAAGGATTTGCAGCTTCAGTCCGACGCGCTCGGTTTCGGTGCCGGTCGCGGTGAAGTTGCGGGCCGTTCCCAAGGAGTTGAACTCCCGCACCACTTCGTAGGCGGTGAATCCGCTGCCGCCATCCTCGTCCATTTCCTTCTGCGGGATGCGGAGAATGCGGACAGTGCCGATCCATGTGCCTACCGTGGTGATCGTCCAGTCGCCTTGGATGTCAAGGGTTCCGGTCGAGGTCTTGTTGGCGTCAATGGTTTCGGTGAGTGAGCCGCTGGAGCGCGGCCACTGGATGGCCCACTGGCTTCCGACATGACCGGCGGCGAAAGTCGAGGCGCTGGCCGTCAGCGTGGCCGCACCGGAGGCGGCGCTGGAGGCAATGGTCACCGCGCTGGTGTTCATGTCCAAGACCGGAGGAAAGTCGAAGGCGACGGTCGTCAGCGTCCAGTCGTTGTCGGCCAAGCGGGACAACTTGCGCGGGGCGTGGCTCCCGTGGGCCAGATACATGATGTCGTTGAGTTGGGCGTATTGCAGTTCGCGCAGTTGCGCCTCGGTGTAGGGCGTGGGGATTTCCAGTGCGCCGTTGGCCGGTTGGGCATACCAAAGGCCCGCGGCCAAGTCGGTGGCAAAAGTGCCGCTGGTGTGGGCGGTCACGCAGTAGTAAGTGATGCCGCCGTTGGTCACGATGTCGCCCACGGCATAGGCCGTCGAGGTGACCCATGCGCTGCCCGCCGGATGCAAGACCAAGCTGTTGTTGCCCCAGACGCGCAAATAAAGGTCGCCAAACTCCAAGACAAAGCGGGTCGTCGTGGAAAAGTTGAAGGGGATCAAGCGGCAGCGTTTGTTGGAAAACTTGGCTTCGCCCAGATACTCGGTGCCGCTGCGGCGGTAGGCCCCTCCGTAGGGTAAAACGACCATGTTCTCCAGACGTCGGCACCCGCTGCGGTATTTGGCGACGTCGGTGCGGGCGTCCATGTAGGGCGACAGTTCGCCTCCGTTGAACGCGGTGACTAATAGGTTGGCCATGACCTATTGACTGGACGGAAACTTGGTGTAGCGGGCGGCGACAAGGTCGCTGTTCGTCCACGGCATCTTGCGCCGGAGACGCTCCTCAAAGGCGTCGGCCATGCGGGCCTTGGGGCCGGTGATGGCTTCGTATTCTTGCAGCAGTTCTTGCGGCATGTTGCGGCTTCCGGTCAGCGGGCCTGCCAGACGAGAGGCCAGCATGGTGGCCAGCGCATGGACAAACAGAGGGTGGTAAAACGATCCGTCCTCCACGCGGGCGACATACCGGATGTTGGCCTCCTCCGCGTTGGTCAGAAGCTGGTCGCCTTCGACGCTAAACTCCCCCAGCCTTTCGTTGGGTTCGTAGCCATTGAGTTGAACGACGCGCAGGCAATCGACCGGCAACTGGTAGGCGGTCTCCCATTCGCTCTGCGGAGCGGTGGCCAACTTGTTAAGCGCGGCGCGGCGCATGGCGAAGTTCCAGCGATGCCCTTGCAGGACTTCGTCGCGGGTCTGGGCGAAGAAACGGTTGCAAAACTGGGCCTGCTTTGAATCGTCGGTCAGCGCCATGATCGGGCTGATGCCCAGCTTGGCCAAAGCCAAGTTGCAGATGGATGTTTCGTCGGCCATGAAAGTGAAAAAGGGGGCAGACTATTTAAGCCGGTCTGCCAGCGGCGTGTGAGTTGCCTTACGGCATGCGATACGCGATCCAGAACGTGACGTCCTGCCCACTGGTGATGCTGATCGTGCCAGCGTCAACAATGGTCGCGGTGACCCACGCTTCGGAAGCCAGCGCGTGCGGGTTCGCTCCGGCCACGCCGGAAACGAAGTCCTTGGCACCCGCGGTGGCGAGGCTGACAGCGGTGCTGTAGCGGTCGTCATCGGCGGTGGTGTCGAGGTCGCCCACCTTGACGCTGATGTCTGTTCCCAGATCCTCGGTGTCGATACGACAGAGGGAAGGAACGACAACTGCACCCTTCGGAAGAAGGGCCAAGCGCAGGATGTCTGCGGCGGCGGTGGTCGCGGTGGTTGTGAACGAGCCTTTCGCGTAGACGACATTGCCGGTCAAGTCCTTGCCTTCGGCGCGGTTCTTGACGTTGGTGGTGTCGTTCTGGGCGGTGGCCAGTGCGGTGTAGAGTGTAGCCATGATTAGGTTCTCCTTATGTTAGTTGTTGTTGTTAGAGAACCTCGTCGGCCAAGATCGACACGACTTTCTTCTCTTCCATGCGGGTTGCGCCAAGGCTCGCCACCGTGCGGATTTGCAGGGCGTGCGACTTGTCGGCGCGGATGTCCACATGAACCTTGCGACCGGCATCGGCCAGCTTGAGTCCGGAGCGGACGTAGGCGAAGCAAGTGCGGACTCCGGTGCCGGAGACGTAGGGAAGCAGCGAGGAAGACACGCGGCGGAACTTAAAGCCCATGAACGTGTCGATCTCTCCGTTGACCAGAGCCTTGACCGTGTTGAAGTCAGCACTGGTGATTTCGGTGGTCTTCAACAAATCTTGGATTTGCTTGGCACCAACCACGATGATGCGCGGATCGCTGTCGTCCACTTCCGCCTCGGTGAGGAGGTAGGCCGCTTGGCGAAGTTTCGCGACGGTGAGGCCGGAGTTAGCGGCGCTGCCGGTTTCGACGTAATCGACGGCGATCTCTTGGCCCGAAGGCAGCGAGGTCGGGGTCACGCCGGTTTCGCCCGTGTAGGCGGTGCCCAGCGCGGCATCGATGACGACTTTGTCGGCAGTCCGCATGTAAGCCATAGCGTGATTGCTGACGGTTTCGGACTGGGGCAGGCTGACCTCTCCCAAGTACTCGGCGTCCCACTCGTCGAAGAGTGTGGCGTGCTCGTACGGGTAAGGACGGAGCCAGCGTTTGGCCAGCGCGACGTCGGTGATGGTGGTGTCGGAAGCGCGTGAGGTGATTTTGGTCATCTCGACGGCTGCGAGTTGGTTGAACGATTTTTCTTTGCCGCGAACGGACTCCACGCTCACGAACTCACGCAGCTTGGAAACCTTCTGTTGAAGCAGGTGTTCCCAGTTGCTGGTGAATTCCGTCGTGAAATACTGCGGAATTTGACTGATAGCAGACATAGTTTTTCTCCTTTGGTTTTGACTAAACCGGCGTCGTGCCGATCTCGTCGGGTTGATTGGTTGTGGTGTCCTCGGCGCTACCGATTATCCGCGAGCGCGGGTCGTCGGCCTTGGGCATGCGCGTTGGACAGGCTCCACAAGGAGTTGTCTGCCTAACTGTTCGCGAGAATTGCGCTGCGACGGAATTGGCGCAAGGGTTTAGTCAAAAAAAGTTCGCGGCGCTTTCTTTAACAAGACCGGCGCTTATTTAAGCAACGTGTCGATGCCTTAAACATGTTGTCCGCAACGTGTACAAAAACCTGTCATTTTTAGACAGGTTGTCGCAGTTCCCGAACGGGTATAGCGGAAAAGTGGATACAGAGACGGAGGAAAATCTGCGCCCCGATGGGGTATGCTGTCGGGAATCTTGAGTAGGGGGCGGTGGCGGGACTCGACACCCGCTGTGTTACATATTGTGGTGTTATTTTGTAACGCTCCATTGTCTGGCCGCGTGTCCATCTCCACGCCGCACCGCCAAATTATCGTCCGTTCAACGCGATGTAGACGAACGCGAAGTTGCTGAACATGTAGCCGACGAAGACCGCGCACATGGGGCGGTCGTCCTGCATGTAAAACCCCACCGCCGTCCAGCCGTAGCAGAGCGTGCAGATAAGCAGCGGGACAAAGGTCACGAAATGACCCCGTCGTTGTGCCGCGCCAGCCAGCCACAGACTTCGCTAACCAGACGCCCGATCTCGTCCACGCACTCCTCATCCAAGTCGAAGAGGCGGGCGTGGATCAGTTCGTGGCAGGCCAGTTCGATGCCGCGGTGGCTAATCGCGTCGGGGTGGATGTAGATTGTCCGGTCGTCTTTGACGCACAGACCGTCGTGGGTCACGCGGGCCGGTGGGCGCTGAATCTTGATCCGCCACGGTTTGCCGTCAATCGCAACACGCTTTGTGGGGGCGCGGCGGATCATTTGAGTCGGTAATGAGGGATGGGTCGGGTGACGCTGCCGGAAGTTATTCGGAACGTCTTGCGCTCGCACCGGCCCTCGGCCACGGCGCGGCAGAGCATGGCACCCACCGTGGGGGTGGCCTTGCCCAGCTTGGCCGCTATTTCCTTGGGGGTGAGCCAGCCCTCCGGCACCTCGTCCACTTGCTTGGGCGTGGCCAAGGCCGCGGCCCACGCGGCGGCGGCAATTTGCTCGGCGGTCAGCGGCCTTTTCACAGATCTGCAACCTCCGGTGCGGGCGGGTTGAAATGCAGATTGTGGACATTGGGCAAGCCGCCCTCCGGCTGGTTGCGCCAGTCCAGCACCATCATGCTGGGTCGCGGGATCGCATCCGGCACCACCTTGTGGGCGTGCCTTGTCAGAAACTGCCATCCGCCGGTAATGCCCAGCATGGACGCCCCGTCGCTAAACCATCCGCCGCAATGGCGATGGGCGCGAAGGAAGACCTTGGCCGGTTCGTGACCGGCGCGAAGCGAGTTAAGGCGGGCGTTGCCCATCGCAATCGACATGGCAGTGGCCTCCAAGTAGGCGCGGCTGGTCACGCCAATGTGGTGCGTGGCATCAACCAGCGTGCCATGAATACGGAACAGCCACTTCTCGCGGGCCACACCGTCTTTGGCCCCGATCAAGCGGGCCAGATACGATTCAATCTCATGGGTGTGGCACTCGGTGCCTTTGACCACCAGCGTCTGGGCGGCAGCTTGCGACATGAGTCGAAGCGCCTCCGCGGCCATTTTGCAGTGCAGTTCGATGAGGGTGGCGACGACCTCCGGCGACTTGTGGTGGATGCCCTCGGTGGCATCACCGTTGCACAGCAGCACAAAAGGATCGCTGCCCACAATCTCCGACACTTGGGCCTGTGCTTCCTGCCACTTTTCCCAGAGCCACGCTTGGTGGATGTTCTTGCCGAAGCCGATGGTGTTGCCGTTGATGCTTTCGCTATCCGGCGGCATCAACCCTACGCTCGACCCGCAATGCAGATCGCTGACGACGACCAGCAACTGCGGGCGTGATGGTTTTTTAGACATGGTGAGTCGATTAGTGAGCCGATTAGGCGCTCGTCAGCATCCGGCGCACTTGGTCAACCACCTCCGCGTCACCCTCTTGGTAGCGGGCGTAGAGCGGGTTGGCTTGGTTGGTCATAATGTCCCGTGCGCGGGCGCGGGTGCTGCTGGCTCCGGTCTGATCCCCTGCGACCAGCTTGTCGTCGGAGAGTTTCTCCGCGAGGTTGACGATGGCCTTGACCACTTGCGGATCGACAAAGCCTTGGCTGGTCGGATCGACTCCGGCGGTCACCGCGGCGCGGCGGGCCAGTTCGATCTTCTCCGGCATCTTGTCGCCCCAGACCTTCTGGAGTTCGGCGCGTCCGGTTTCCAGTTGGGTTTCGATCATTTGTGCCGCGGCTTGGTTCATCAGCGCGGCCCGCTCCATGTCGAACTTCATAAACTCCTGCATCGCGGCGGCAGGAATGTGGTGCTTGTGGGCCAGTTCCGCGGCACGCTTGGCCACGTTGTCATCCCATGTGACCCCTTCCGGCAGTTGCTCCGGCTTGAGGTTGTAGGCTTCGGGCGATTCGGGAACTCCGACGGCCTTGCGGTAGGCGGCAACTTCTTCCGGCGTAGACTTCTCACTGGGAGGAACGATGGCGTTGGCCTTCTTGCCCAAGAGTTGCTCCAGCCCTTGGTAAGACTTGGAGAGGCTTTCGACGTCAGCCTTGTCGTTGCGCCAGAACTTCTCCGGCAACCATTCGGGCTTTTCGGCTACTTCGGGCGCTGGCGCGTCGGTGGCGCTGGCAGGCGCACTTGAAAGGAGTGTCCCTTCCGTTGTGGTGTTGAGGTTAGCAGCGGGTGCGGTGGACGCGGAAACAGCGGTGCTGTCCGCGGTGGTGCTGGTTTCGGAGGTGGTGGTTGCATCGATCATGGTGGTGTTGGTTGGTTGGTGTTTTGACTAAACCGCGTTTAGCGGAGGACTTCGGTGTTTGGACGCTCGACGTCGGCATCGCCGACGACGGGCAGGGAAAGTTTGTGTTCGACGAAAAGGATCACCTCGCGCTGGCCGTCACGCACCGCGGCGGCGATGGGATCAAACGGGCGTCCCAGCGTGCGCTCAAAGGCGGGCCGGTTCATGCGGAAGTAGGCGCGGAGGTTGTCGAGGACAACGCGCCCGTCTTCGTTGTCGAAGCAGCGGTGGTAGGCGTTGTTGATGCGCTGAAGCGACTTGCTGCGCTCCAGTTCTTTATCCGGTGTCATTCGGTAAGTTTGCGGGTATTAGGCGGTGGCTTGATTCATCAAACGTCCAAGGGCGCTGTCCTGCTTAACGCTACCGGCTTTGCCTGCGGCCTCGGCCATCGTGAGCATCTCCTGCTGCTGCTGCATTTGGGCCTGTGCCTGTGCGCGGGCGGCGCGGGCCTCCTCGACCTCGTCCTCCTCGGCCAGCCAGTCGGCGGGCAGTCCGTCGTTGCGGGCGGTTTCGCGGGCGATAACGTCCCACTTGAAGTTATCCAGCACTTCGGGGCGCACTTGGGCGATGATCGCGTTGCGCTCCATTGTCCTTGCCAAGGAAAGGTTGTGCATGGCGCGGATGGCGAGCGCCACTTTGCTGACGTAGCTGACCTCCGGTTCCGGCAGCATGGGCTGGCCCATCGCGTCCATTTGGATCGCGTCCTGCGGCGGCGGCGGAAAATGGCCGTTGCGGATAAGAATCCCGAAGACTCCGCGCAGCATGGGCGAAAGCAGTTCGGTGGTCTTGCGGGTGAACGAGGGGGAAAACTGCACCAGCTTTTCACTGGCCCGCTCGGCCACTTCGGTCGCGGTCATGTTGGTGCGCTCCATCGAGGCAAACATGCGGAACATATCCACATGCATGGCGGTATTGATCGCGTTGGTCTTGCGGGCCTCTCGGTCGAGTCCAATGGAATAGTCGCCCGCGGTGGCCCACTCCTGCGGGAGCGCGTTGGGTTGCGTGGGGTCGTAGTAGGTGACGCCCCCAGAGCGCAAATCGACTTCCCCTTCGTGCGTAGCGGGCATGAGGAGACGAGGGAACGCTTTGATCTCGGAGAGGGCGTCAAGTTGCTTGGCTAAAAAGTTGAGTTGGCGGGCTTCGGGTAGCGCCATCCACGCGGGCGAGACGCCGTAGACGCCCTGCTGACTTTTAACGTGGCGACCGGCGAAGAAAGGTTTTTCGTCGTAACCGGAGTTACGGCAGACATGCTTGTTGCTCTGGTCAACGTAGACGCTGGCCCAAGGCTTGTTCGGGCCGTCGGCCTTGTTGCGGTCGCGGTCGCTGTCCTCGCGTTTGTAAAGGGCATGAACGAAGCGGTGCTTGACCGTCCCGCCCTTGCCGGTGCGCCGGATCTCGGCCAGTTTTTTCTGCATGGCGGGCGCAAGGGCGTCTTCGCCAAATTTGTCGGCGGCTTGCAAAACGGTCAGTTCCAGTTCGCGGAAGACGGTGTCGATCAAACCCTCGTCGTTCTCGGCCAAGCTGTAGGTGCCGATGTCGAACTTGTGGAAGACAAGCGGGTGCGAAATGCCCGATTCGACGAACATGCAGTAGGTGCCGAAAACGCTGTCGTCGTAGTAGAGTTCGTGGATCTCGGTGTAGAGATTGCTGGTCGCCAAGAGCAACTGGGTCATCTCGCTGCACTTCGCATACCACTGCTTGGCCTTGTCGCTCTCGACGCCTTTAGGCGGCTCGTAAACAAACCACCGGCTGTCAGCAGGCGTGATGTAGGCAAGCTGTCCATTGGCAAGCGTGGCTGCGGCTTGGACGGCGCTCGTATCGAAGAGGACATCGTAGCGCGAGCTATCCGGCACGCTGCGCTTGGCGCTGATCTCGGCTTTGCGCGGCAGAAAATATTCCGCCAACTCCTGCCAGTGCGTATCCCATGAGGCCCGCTCGGAACCCAAGTCTTGGTTCCTTGCCAGCACCCAGTCAGCGAGTTGGACGTTGTCTTTCATTTACCAGAGGTCGGGATCGTGGGTTGCGGCGATAAGCAGCATGATTCCGGTCGAAACAACGGCGAGGTGGTAGACGAGCGGTTCCATAATTTGACTAAACCTCACCCAAGAAGGCTGCGCCCTCCCAGACGCCCGCCGCCGGTTGCAGGGTTGTATCCTCCGGTGTTGCCCGCCAAGAGCGTGCCGCGCTCGGTGCGGCGGCGCACCCGTGCATCGCCCATTTGCTGGGGAGCCGGTTGCGGCGTGGGCTGCGGCATGTTGGCTGCTTCGATGCGAGCCGTGGTTTCGGGGCGCATCTTGGCGTTGTATTCTTCAACTTGCTTATTGAAAGAACTGATGGACTGGGCGTAGCTGTTGTCGATCTGGGCGATTTGTGATCGCCAGTTCCGCTTGTTCAAAATTTCGTTTGCTTGCTCTCCCGTGCGTCCCACGTTAGCGGCTCGTTCGGGAGTGTATCCCCCTGCTATCAAATGGGCGACGTCCTTTTCCCAAGAGACAAACCGTTTCGGGTTTCTTATTTCTTCTGCACCAATGGGTTCGGTCGGGTAATTGGCCGGAACGGCAAACTTCGGAAAAACAATATTGACCGGCGGGCGCGGGGCAATCTGCGAACTCATGGTGGCCTTGCCGCGGTTGACGGACATGTCCTGTGCGTCGGGTGGCCCCGCAATGAGCGACTGGGCCGCGTTTTCGGCCATCTTGGCAAAACGCTTGGCGGTTTCCTGCCGCTGGCTTTGCGTTTGCGCCAGATATTGGCGGTAGGCCGCGTAGTTGTAGGGATCGGCCATGTTATCCCAAGAGACTGTTGCCGGTCACCGGATTGCTGTAGCCGCCCGTCTCACCGGCCAGCATGGACTTGCGGACGCCCTCGCGCCGCGCCGCGGATTGGCGGCTCTGCATTTGGGCATCGCTCACGCTTTGATCAACACGCTCCGGCATAGGCGGGGCCGGAGGCGGGGCTTCCGGCATCTTGGGCATCTCCGGCATTTTGAACTCCGGCATGGGCGGCGGCGCGGACATGCGGCCCCCTCCCCCGAAATGGCAGCGGCACGTTAGGTCAATCTTGGACGAGTTGTAGAAGCGCATATTTTTGGATGAGTTTGTCGGTTGAGAAAAACGTCAGCGGATGCCCACTGCGCTCCCATGCGATGAGCGGAAGATAAAACGGAATGTGGCGCAATAGTTTTTTGACTAAACCCTGCAAGCCTTCGTCCTGCGCCAGCGCAAAAGCGTAAACATACCACGCATCATGCAGTTCCGGCGGAAAGGCGCACCAGACGTCATTGATCTGTTCCTGCGTGGCTTGGCTCCAGACCGGCCTGCCCATGAGAAGATACTCCGGCGTCGAGAAAAAATACCCATGCGACAGGTGCGCGAGCATGTCCTCCTCAAATGTCCGCGGGCTGTCCGCGGTGTAGAGCATCTTGCACTTTTCGATGGGCGTCATCGTCTCACGATTGTCCGGCGGTTGAAGTCCAAGTCGCGGATGCCGGTCGTAACCACGGTCGGGCGCGGCTTGGCAAAGCCGGTCTTGAGCATCCCCGCCATCTCGGCCTCGGCTATCATGCGGAGCGCGTCCGCGGCGTGGCTGGCCCAGTTGTGGACTGGTTCGTTGACCACAATGCCGGTCGCGCTGCTGCGCTTGTAGGCGTAGTTGGCCAAGGCATCCAATCCACGCTCGCAGGCAGGCAGGCGGAACGAAAACCGCGGGAACATTTGCAAGCAGGCATTGATGCCAATCCAGATGTCATGCGTCCGCGGCAGGACGCGCGCGTTGGCCAGACCGGCCTCGGTGTAGACTTGGGCGTCGGCCTTGCCGCTGGTGCGAGTCGCCGCGGCATCGTGAGGCAGGAAGTGCGCTCCGTAGCTGTAGCCTTTGGCCAGCATGTGGCCGACGCGCTGGACAGGAGTCATGTCCATGTCCATGTCGCAGTCGATCACGCGGATCTCGTTGCCGCCGATCACTTGGAAATACCAGACCACCGTATTGACCGGCGACCCCAAGTCCCACGCGGTGTGGACAAGCGTGCTGTTGTCCGTCTTAAAGGCGCTGATCGCACCGGAGGCTCGCAACTTGTCCAGTTCGCCCGCGTAGATCGCGCCCTCGACCGGCGATTTGAAGCACTCGTCCAAGGTGGTGGGGAACTCGCGGAAGATAAACAAACCCAAGTCGCGGGACTGGCGGTCATACCACAGGCGCTGCTGGTCACTAAAAGTGTGGCCTGTTTGTGACTGCATCTGATCAAGGTATTGACTGATCGCTGGACTGATTGTGCCGACATCGCCCTCGACCACATAAGTCGGGTCTTTCCACCACGGGAAGAAAACCACGCGCCAGTCCTTGTCCGTCTTGGCCGCTTCCGGCGTTTCCAAGGCACCTTTGACGATCTCCCAGAGGTGGCCCCCTCGCCCGCCCTTCCAAGTGGTTTCAATGATGATCCGGCCATGCTCGGCGCTGGGGATCGCGCCGGTCAGAATCTCTTCACTGCGCCGCGGGTCGTCCGCTTGGATAACTCCCCACTCGCTCAAGTGCAGCCAGTTGTTGGTGCCGCCGCGGGCGCGTAGACCGGCAAAGAACGACGACGCGGCCTCACCGGCCACGCTGACCTCAAGGATGCTGCCACTGTCGCGCACCTTCTCAATGCACTGCAAGGCGACCGGCGGTAGGTTGTCCAAGGCAACCTTGGCAATCGTCGCCAACTTGCGCTCGGCATCCGCCGCGGTCTGATCGACAAGGCTGCACTGGGTGCCAGCGTTCCAAAGCATCTGGTCGGTGAGAAGGACATCGAGCGCGGTGGACATGCCAAGTCGCCGCGCCTTCAAGATGATGAGGCGCTTGACGCCCTCCTTGAACAGCATGTCGTAGACCCGCTGCTGCTCCGGCCTCGGCGCAAACTTGATGATGCGCCCGTCGTCGGCCCGCTTGATATGGTAGAGGTTGCGAAGCCGCCAGAGCGGGTTGGCCAAGTCGTCGGTCGTCACGCCGGTTTGTCGGTGGACTTCACAATGCCCTTGAAGACGCCAACAAACTCGTCGGTGAGGTCGTGTTTCACCTCGGTCTTTTCCGGCGCTCCAATGCCCAGCAGCTTGGCCAGCCTGTCCTGCGCGGTCACCGCCACGTTGAGGTCGTTGCGGTCTTCGGCCTTACGCATGAACCGCTCGTATCGGCTTTTAGCCTTGCGAACCTCCGCGGCGACATCCTCTTTGGCTTCCGCGGCAATCAGTTCGTTGGCCGCTTTCATGTATTCGTAAGCCGTCGAGCGCACCACCCCCCATTCCGTCCGGCATAGTCCGACGATTTCAGAAGACGTATACGGCACCAGCATCCACTCCGCGACTTGCGCGATGCGTTGCGTCAGTTCGGCTTCGGACGTTGCTCCCATGCGTTTGAATTTACTCTGATGGTCAAACTAAAACATTGACCGCGTTTTGACTAACCCGCTCTATCTTATTCGGCTTCGCTTCGCTCGCCTCAACTATGGTTGGTTGTGCGCTGTTGAGTCGTGGCAAATGGATAAGGTGTTCGGGGTGATTGATGACGCGATGGCACGCGATAAACGTGTCAGTGTCCTCTTCCTTGGCCACGCTCGCGGTGAAGCGCGTGTCGCCGGTTGGCAATACGCGCATGAGGTGCAAGTTGATTGCTACAGTGCCGTCGCTGCTCCGGTGGTGTCGCACCAGTTCCCCATGCCAGTGCCGCTGCTGTAGTGCCAGCGCCGTAGCGCGTGAAAGCGCGTAGCCGCACCCGCCATGAATCGCCGGAAACTTGTGCGTTTCGTTGGATAGCACGCCCTGCACGCAGCCGATGGCGTGCTGCTCGTCGGGATTGACGTCGATCAGTCGCAACTCCAGTCGCCGCGGGACAACGTAGCCGTCGTCATCGACAATGTAGAGCCAGTCGTAATGCGGCTGGAACGTGTCGAGCGCGTAAATCGTCTTGTCTATCGCGCTCAAGTAATCGCCGCGGCTGACTTGCTCGTCGCTGACAAAGCGGACGGTGCTGGGTTTTTGGACATGGCGTGTCCAGTTTTCCAATAGCGGTAGCCGGTTGCGGGTGCGCTCACTGGTTTGGATGGCGAAGTCGATCTTCATGCGATGGGCAGTAAATACTTCGCTTCATGTTCGGCGTCCCGCGGTGTGGCCAAATGAAACTTCCCGCATCGCCAACAGTGGTAGACGCGCATATCCGGCTTAAACTCCTTCGCCTCCTGTTGCGTCTCAAACCATCGCTTGTTGACGCAATTCTTCTTCCGCCGCCTGCGCCCGCGTTTGCTCATGGCGGGCGTCCGCATGATCGCGTTGCCCATGATGAGGTTGGCTAATTCCTCCGCGGCGTAGTGCCGGTAGCCGTTGGACAAGGTCACCATGAGTATTCCCTCGGTGCGATGAGCTTGAACTCGCTCACCGGAATGTGGACGACGGGTTCCTTGTCTGGTTCCCACCGCACCTTGTTCGGAATCATGTAGCCCACCGGATACGGCTTGCGCTGGATCATCATGTAGTGGATGCCCTCCAGCCACTCGACGCAAAAGGCGACCGGCAAAAGGTCGGTCATCTGCATGGCGTGGACGTATTTTTGGGCGCTCCATGTCAGCGTGTTGTATTTGTTAATCGAGAGCAGTTCGCCGTCCTTGTCCTTGCGCTGACGGGCCTCGGCAAACGCCACAGCCCGCCCATTCCGAAACAGCACAGCATCCACGCAATAGGCTTTAGAGCATGGCGCGGCCTCGCACTTAAACGCCTCGGCGGCGGTGCGGATGATCCGCTCCTCCACCTCGCGGTGCTGTGCTGTTTCAAACAGAGGCATCAGAACGGAATATCGTCGTCAGTCGCCGGTTCGTCCGTCACCCGCGGTGCCGCCGGTTTCGGCGCGTTGTAGTTGCCGCCCTTTTCCTTCGGTTGCCACGGCGGGCCAAACTTCAGCGAGAGGAAGTCCTTCCCGCTTTTGCTGGTCTGCTCCCAAATACTAATCTCGTAATCGCGGCCTTCAATTTTGACAGGGCCGCTCCACTTGGGCGCTTTGGGGTTGTCTGATTGCCGCTCAAAGGCGGCTCCTCGGTTGTCGTCGTTGTATTGCATGGTGTTGGTGTTGTGTTGATGTCGAGCGTCCCGTTGGGGAGCGCCCAGATTTGTTCGCTGCGGAAATGGACAAACGCGCCGTCGCGTTCCATGACCACCGTCCAGATGTCGTTGGCCAGATTGCTCTCGCGGCTGACGATGATCGCCCAGCCGTAGCCAATGGGCGTCGAGACGGGGAACGGGCGTGCGAGTTCCAGCATCATGGGAAAGATGTGACGGCGCTGGGCTTCGCCATATTTGCGTATTGCGTCGTGTGCCGCATACGCACGCCGTCAAAGAATGCGGAGCGCAGACGTTGGGCCACGGCTGCGCCCCTCGGATGAGCGTCGGTAAGACCCTTGTCCCTTCCCGCTCCTCCTAAAGAGTTCCGGCGGGTCGCGGATAGCGCGATACCGCGACGGCCCCCACACAATGCTGTCCCACCCTCCCCCATTGAGGTGGTGGCCAGATATGAGTTGGCGCAGCCTGTTCCGCCGGAAAGTTTCATCGTCTTTTGGTTTTGACTAAACCTCTACGAAAGTATTGCGGATTGCGTTCCATCCACGCGACGACCTCGCCGGTATTGCCAACGTCCGCGGCGCGGAAGGCGTTGTCCGAAACGAGATAGCAATGCTCTGCGAGAATGTTCATCACCGTAATCTCGTCGTCATGCAGGACGTTCTGGATGTAGGACTCCAGCGTGTTGGGCATGCTGCGATTTTAGGGGTGTGGTCAAATGCTCGCGTGCGTATTTTGCGACCAGCTTGATGAAGTCGGCGCTGGGTTCGTCGGACTCGCTGCGGAGCCACGCCTCGCAGTCGTCGGCAATGAGCATCAGCGCCTCCCGCGCCTCGTCGCGTTCTTTCTTTAATTCTTCGATGTCCAGACGCCATGCCTCGCGCATTGTGATGGAGTCGCTCACGCTGCCACCACCCCTTCCAGTTCGCGGATTTTCTCGCGGATGCGGGCGACCTCGGCTTTGGCCTCTTCCTTCCACTCGGTTTCCCAAGGGCAGTCGGCTTTATGCCGCCGGTTCCGCGGGTCACCCTTCATTCGCTCCAGCTTCGCTTTTAAGGCGTCGATGCCCTGTTTGGCATCCCACACTCCTTTTGGTTTAGTCAAAGCTGTGGCGGGCCGTTTACGCGCAATCTGGGCGGCTCTGGCTTTGAGGTTGGAACGCCAGTTGTGAATCGGGCGACCGTTCCAGTCCGTCCACTCGCCGGTCGGGGCGATGGCGCGGCTTTCGTTGTCATGCCAGACTTCTTCGGCAATGGCCTCTTCGACCATCATCATGCTGGCCGCAATCTTGAACTCCTCCAGCGTCGGCGTGGTAACCACCGAAACCATATGGTTACCAAATGGTTTGCTTATGGTTTCCTCGTCATCCTTCTTCTCTGTAGACGGCGATGAAGAAACCATATGGTTAGCATATGCGCCAAGCCCTACCCTACCATTATCAGTATTAGTATTGTCTTTAGACGGACGGCCACCCTTTCGACCGGCTTCCCAAAGGTGCAGTAGCTGGCGGTTATGCTCGTCGAAGCCATGAATAGCCCACTTGCCTTCCGGCTCCTCGTCGAGCCACGGCGAATCCTTGTCGGTCATCGCGGCCCAAAGCGCGTCGGCATCACCATCGTGGCGCATGATCGCGGCCAACTTGCGCGGGTTGAGCGTCAGACCGCGCCACTGGCGCTTATTCTGCGCGTCTCCCCACAGCCGGAGCAGTCCCAAGACCGCGGTCGGCCCGCACGCTTCCAGCAGGCGCTCGGTTTTCCAGTGGGTGATGAAGTTGGCGTCGAGTTTCATAGACGCTCCTTCATCGTGATTTCCAAATACGGATCACCCACGCGGCACTTCTCCGCGACCAGTTGATCGACCAGCGCGTCGTCCGCGATCCATCCGGCAGGAACCAGCGCGTCCAAGACGCCCTTGCACAAGTTGTCGAGGTCGGGTCGCACCGCGTGGATGCGCTCATGTGGCCGCGACTTCGTGACGCGGAAGGCGAACTTGATCTTGATCAGCACCGGAAAATCCACTGGTTGCCGCGGCTTAAATTGCCGAAGCTGCAAGACCAGCGCGTCCTGCGCGTCCTTGACCTTTTTCTTTGTGAAGAACATGGGGCGACCGGCGCGAACCATCACGCCCTTCTGCTGGGCGGTGACGGTTGGTGGGTCGCCGTCGATAATTGCAGTGATCATTGTGTGGGTTGTTTTTTGCGCCGCGGTGGGCGCGGTTTGGGCGTGGTGATCCGGCGGCGAACAAATCCCTCCGGCAGACCGATTTCGATGAGAGCGGCTTGAAGGTCGCTGTCGGGAACCTCCGCGCCGTGCTTGAGCATGTCATCGAGCGCATCGCTGCGGTCGGGAACCATGCGGAGGGAAAGCGTCTCCCACCACACGATCCGCGCCGCTGCGTGCCGCACGGGCAGCGCCAGCGCCATTAGACGCTGACGCCACTCCGCGGGCGTGATGCCTCGGCTCCAACGTGGAACGTAGGCTTTGTCGCTCATTAGAGGACGCTCTCCGCTTGTTTCTGCGCCCACGCCGGAAGCGCGAGCGTAGTAATGTCCTGCGTGAACGACGGCCAGTGGTCTTCGGCCATGCAGTGCTTCACCAGCGCGAGGTCACGCTGATACTGCTTGCGGCCCCACTCAATGGCTTGCTGGTCGAGCGCGTAGACGGCGACCGCGTAGGGCGGCGTTTTCTCCACGCAAACAAACAGGAACTCCGTCTTGTCGAGTCCCAGCAACGCGCACAGATCGAGGTAGTAGGCGGCTTGAACGTCGTAGCGGTAGTTGACCACTGACTTGGCCATCATGTCCGCGTCTGCGGACTGGCAGGACTTGATGTCCACGATGACGTTGCCGGATTCCGGCAGCGCATCGATGCGGGCCTTGCGGAGAACTCCGTCTTCGCCACTTGCGAACAGCGAAACCTC